TAGATTATCTTTTAATATACACGACCCTCTATCGCCTTGCTTCTCTTGAGCCTGTATAGCTTTACCTGACTTCAATTCAGGATTAGCACCGATTGAAGGTGGCTGCATGCCGGTTACGTGATATAAATCCATTGAGGCTTGCTGTATCTGCTGTATGAATGCGCTTTGTACTGCTGGCGCCCCACCTCTTTGCGGCGCACCTGGCGCTTGAGGGTCAGCATTGTATAGCATGAACGGGCTGTTTTGAGTATTGAAGTTCTTGAGTTGTGGGATATGGCCTTCTGCCTGTTTAGCGGTTAACCAAATAGGGTCTTTAGGTGTCAATGCTGCCGTTTCAATTGCTGCCGAGGTTGTGTAGTTGTAAATCCTGTTAGCATCTTTAGCAAACCTTACAACACCTCTAGTATATTCTTGGCCTTCGATAAACGACTGGCGACCATAGACAGGGATTAGTGGTATGTACTTACCAGCCCATGCTTGAGGCTTTTCTAGCATTCCTCCGCCATCCATTAAGATCATCTCGACTTTATGACTCTTAACTGTTCGCTTTTGTAAAACTGTAATGCCCTGGCCAGCTAGTTCATTAAGCGCCTTGCCATCTTCATCCAGGTCAATAACTCTGCCGTCTGATAACTTAGCAATCTCTTTGTTTATCGGTGTTTTTCTCCAATACTCAGCAACCTTGACTGTGTTGTCACTTCTCCATGTGCTGCATGAATTATGATTAAACTGCTCTTGTGACCACCCGACTATAGGTGAATTAGGGAATCTTTCTTTATGTTCTTCGATAGGCATATCAACAGTGACAAACGCCCACATAGCGTCACGCCTATCATATTCTTTAGCGGAATCATCAAACCATAATGAAGTTGTAGCGCCTAACAACGGCTTGATCCTAATATCTTGCTCAAAAGCATCATCATCATTAAAGCCTGTGACTACACGCCACCCACCAAAACCGCCGTTAACCACTTCGTCAAATGCGTGATCATAGGCGTTCTCTGCTTTGCTTTGTGTTTCGATGTTACGGATTAAGCCTGTCATAGTTTTGGCGACATCTTCTGTCGCTCCGCCTGATACTGGCCGAATCTTAATAGATGTTCTATTCTGCCTTTGATCGCCTATTAATTGATCAATAGCGCCTGCTACCCGGTTAATAGTATAACGAGGGCGGCCTGCACGCTTTTCAATTGCTGATTCGTCCCACTGACCATCTTCAGTCTGTGCAAACTTTAAATCTTCAACCGCTAATCGTCTTTGATTGCGCTCTTTAACTTCGACACGCTCAAATCTATTTAAAGCAGTTCTGTGTAATTCTTCGTCGTTAGTCTTCATTACCACTCCGATGCGAAAGGTATACTTTCAAATGTTTCTGTATCAAGTCCGCCGCTGCCGTTAAACTGCCCGAACTGCCGAAAAGCATCTGCGCATTCTGAATGAATATCATGCACAGGTGTATCCATAAATCTTGAAGTTGTATTGTTCCACTTCTTTCTATACGAATCTAAGTGGACTATGCCGGCTTTGCATTTCTCAGCGTCAAACCAGCACGTAGAAAATGAATCTCTTGTTGCTTGGATGCCATGAGATATTTCTGCAACTCTTGGTATAACCTCAAAATTCTTTAACCCTAAGTTAGTTAGCGCTTGGACTGGTGAAATGTTATGTATCTCGCCTTGCCTTACGTGTGTTCCGTCATGCGGTAAGTGATGCACACCCCAAACATAATCTAACTTGTTAAGTTCGCTTACATAATAGTTATAAGGCTCACCCCATCCTTCAATGTAACCTATGAAATTATCTTTCTGACCTATCCGCTGATGTAGCCAAATACCTGTTCCGTCACCGCTGCCAATATCCCAGAATGTATTAACTGGATAGCCTGGCCTATAAGCCACTTCCGTTAATCTATCTTCTTTCCTTGCTTTGGTCATTTGGACAGTATAATAACAACCCTCTTTAGATTTCTGAAAAGCTTCTTTCGGTGTGCTTGGGTATTCCTGCCACATCTTTTCCTCTTCACCTGAGAATTCAGAGTCACGCGTCATACACCACCAAGCTCTTTGTTCGGTTGATAGCTTACAGTCTGAATCCGCTTCAATCTTATTAAAGTATTCGTGATCCTTTTCAGTGATCATTACTTCATCAGGATTTGTCACGTACCTTTTCTCACCCCACCAAGGGTAAAAATGAAATTTATAATCTTTAGGGTTTAGCTTCTTATTTTCATTCATCAAAGCTTCTGACCTTTTTGATATTTTATAAAAATGTCCGTCTTGACCTTCTGCCGTTGATTCTATAAATACCATGCCGTTAGTCGGCACCGCTGGTATAGATCCTGTTATAACTTCGTCCGCTCGCTCTGGAAACTTTGCACATATCTTGCCAAACTCTGAAACATGTAAATATTGAAGTGTTCCTGATCTAGCAGAAGTAGCCACCCTTATTGAGCTATTGTTATGTGAAAATAATAGCTCACTAGCGCTATCTCTACCTAGTGGCATGGCTTCTTTTAATGCTGCCGGTAGATTGTTGTAAGCAAAACAAACCTTATCTCGAAATATGGTCTTTGCTACATCTTCACTTTGAGCTATTACCGCCGCTCTTACGTTAGCCCTAAACAAACAACAGTCTAAAAATAGTATCTCAATGGCAGTGGTGAACCCTAATTGTCGGGCTTTTAATATGTTATTCCGCGTGTGAAGATTAGAAAATAGATTCAACTGTGCTTCGTTCGGTATGAATGGAACAACTAAAGAATCCTCCCCGTCATCACCTTTAACCATTATCTTATACAGTTTACCACTTGTTAAACGCCACCAAGGGTCTGCAAGGCATTCCTTGAACTCCTTTTCATTGGTTGGTGTTTTAGTTGCTACTTGGGCCAAGTGTTTTCCCTGATATTTCAGCTATAACAAGTGATAAAGGGTTTTCTGAATCACCCCCAACTGATATTGATTGTGCCGGCCTTCCGTCTAACCTGTCATTTATCTCTTTCATCGCAGCAAGATCGCCTTCATCAAAGGCTTTCGCTATAATTGGATGCCACATGCGAATAAGAGTCTTTATCTTACCTATCGCATTAGGTACTTCAGGATAATGCTCTAGCGCCATCTCCAAAGCCCTTAACCCGTCCTTGCCTTTGCCTCCATTATTATTACCTGGCTGTCCGCCTCTTGTTGCCATTCGCTCTGAATCCATCCTTTTGATTGATATGTGAATTTAATTCACGTTCTTACTTATAATTTCTAGTTGGCTGTCCACTATCGCCAAACCTAAAAGGCTTAGCTGATAGCTGCTTTTCAGCATCCGACATTAAACGCCATTTATTACAAGCTTTACACTTTGTATATGTGTTCGGCCTGTCTTTGACTTCTACGCATGTATCACAACTCATGATAATACTCTAAATTTAACATAGTTTGTTTGTGTCACTAGCACACTTGAGAAAGTTGATTCTACTTTCTTTCTCCACCTGCCAATATAATCTAAGTCTTCTTTAGATGTTGTTGTGTACTCTGCGTATTCATTAGCTGTGTAAGTTACATTATCAACCGTTACCGTTACCGCTGGCACTGTAGCCGTGAACTCTTTAACTGTTCCGGCTTCAGGTTGCAATATAATCACAACTGATGCGGCTGAGCTTACATCCTCACCCGCATTAACTCTGATAATAGAGCCTATTTCGCCCTTGTTATAGTTACTCATTAGCTTTGCAACGTATAAGCAATCGTTCCAGACGAATAAGCTGTACAATTAACTCGATATTGTGCGGCTTGCGAGCTTTCACCTAGCTTTTCCGTATCTGCTGTAAATGATTCAACTACACCCCAGTTAAAACCGTCTAATGAGCGCTCTAAGGCTACTGTTGCTGAACCAAAGTCTCGTAATGATAAGCTAAAGTCTCCGCCCAAAGTAATAGAGGCTTTTGCGCCTGTTTCAGTGATTGTTCCTGCCTGACTTGCCATGATACTTTCCTCTATTTCAATATATTTCGTAATATGTTTTTAAGTGGTGATCTTAATACGTTTCTAAGTATACCACCCCCGCTAATTGGCGCTACATCTGTAGTAAAGCTTGTACTGGATGATACATTACTGTCATTACCTGCATCATCAGTATGCACATAATGAGCATAATATGCTGTTGCACCGGATAGCCCCGTAAAGCCTACGCTTTGCAATCCTGTGGCGTTTACTGCTCTACTACTTCCTGATGCTTTTATTGTAGCTAATAGCTCAGTTGAGTTTATAGATGCATAGTAATATAGCTGTCCGTTATCCTCATCTGTTGTAATTGTTCCTGATGCTGTTGAGCTGCCTGTTTTTGTTCCAGTTGGTAAAGATATAATAGGCGCTATTGTGTCTACTAAATAGGTTATATCTGCTGTTGCTCCAACAGTTCCATCTATTTGGACTACACGCCTGGCTACAGTTTGATTTATGATTGGGGCAAATGTCCAAATCCATTCACTATTAGTGCCTGGTGTTAATGTAGCAGTTGTTTCGTACTCCATTGTATCACTAGTTACTGGTACGTCACCAACATAACCCTCCAGCATATATCCTGACGCTGTTAGAGGGGTGTCTAATATTATATTAGACCATCCTATCTGCACAGTTAAAGGAATAGAAGCCGTAACCACATTCTCTGCGTCTACTGTAATTGTCCATGCATAAGAACCTGCTTGTTTCGTTATATCAATTGGTGCTGTGCAATTTATAGTATAAGGGTCTGACCCTGTAACGCTTGTTACTGTTAGCGCATCGCCTGAGTTAATAACTGTCGTGTTTCCAGTTGTTGGCGCTGTTGTTGGCGTACTTACAACAAAACTAACACCTGTTTCAGCTTTCGCTATTGTGCTTGGTGCAGAATCAAGTGTTAACGCTGCTGAAGCTGACTCCGTTTCTGCGTACATTGATCGGCCACGACTACTGTTACTTTGATCTGTCCACGTCGAAGCAAAGGCACTTGTACCATTTAGTGTTGATAAACTCCCAGAATTAGAGCCGTAATCATATTGGCTTCTCACATTGGTAGCAGATATTACTCTCAATCCTACGGCGTAAGTGTTAGTCTCAGTTAGTGCTACTGGGGTTATAGTTACACTATTCCATGAGTTAACCGTCAGTGACGTTATTGTGCCTTCTGCTATCAGTGGCGCGGAAGCTGCCCCGCTCGTAATATCATAAACAGCCAACCCTACGCCAGATCCATCGCCTGTATATGTAGCGCCTATATAAAACCAAAGTTTAAATACCTGCTCATTTGCTGGGGCTACATAAGTAAAAGAGGCGTTATCTAATATTGACTGTGCGTCACCACTATCTAAGTTTTCCGCTGTAGCGCCTATTGTGTTATAGCCTATAATGCCCATGTATTACCTCTTAAATTATAATCGTCCGCATATAATATTTTCAGTTCGTCTATCTTATACGTTGCTTTTTCAATATGTTTTACAGTGTTTTGTTTTCTATCAAGTGGCAGCGTCTCAAGATCTGCGTATCTGTCACACTTTTTTAAAACCTTGCTCTGTGGAGCCCAATGGTCATCTTCAACACCAGATAAAACAGCATTAGTAAACTCTCTAATATCTGAGTACTTACCAGTAGGAAAGTTGCCGCACTGCCCGTATTGAAAAAAATTATATGCGCTTTCGAATCTGTCTATTGGATCTCTAACAATTCCTACAACTTTCCAGAATGATTTCTTTAACTCGATAACAGCCGCCAAACTTAATGGCTTAGTCCCTTCAACGTGATAGCAATTGTTAATGGAAGTACTCGCGCATTTTGGGCTTGTGGCTATTATTAACCCGGTTGAATGTGGTACGTACATCATACATTACCCACATTAGAGTCAGCACCAATCGACAAACCTTCGTACCCGCCTGCTGCTGCGCTTGAATTTGTTAGCGTATAGTCTCCACCACCCTCATTTGTAAATGTAGCGGTTTCTAATATAGAATTGCTATCTGGGCTTGCTGTTAATAGCCTAGTGCCTACTGTCGCCGCATTCCATGCTGTTTTTGTTGCATAGTCCGTAGTAGTTGGGCCAGTTGAATTAAGTGTGCCAGACACAATATTAGAAAGGTTATAGTCTGAATAGTTTATAATAGAACCTTGTGCATCAACCTTTGTTGTATCTGTTATGTTTCTTACAAGTCTTGTAGCTGTTGATCTGTAGGCGTTATTATAAAGCGTTATTAAATGCCCTGCCCAGTCATAATCACCTATATCTACCAAGGTATTATTATAAAATTGTGAAGGTAAGA